GAGAGGTAAAAGAAGAAGAGATAAAAGAAGAAGAGGTAAAAGAAGAAGAGGTAAAAGAAGAAGAGGTAAAAGAAGAAGAGGTAAAAGAAGAAGAGGTAAAAGAAGAAGAGATAAAAGAAGAAAAGGTAAAAGAAAGAGAAATAAAAGAAGTAGTGAATGGAAATGAATGTGTAAAAAATTTAGAACATAGTGAAGTAATAGATATAAGAGTAAATGGAAATCTGAAACCACTAAATATAGAAGATAATAATGTAGAAGAAGATAAAGATTATATATATAAAGAAAAATTAAATAGTGGTTTAAACGATGTAGATATAGGATGCGGTATATGTTGTCATGGATGTAAAAATATATTTGAATATATTAGTTTTAATTTAAGAAAATGTTGTAATTATATTATAAATAAATGTAATGATAAAATGAATAATAATTAAGATATATAATTAATAAATTGTTTTAAATTACCATTTTTATAGATATTATTTTTTTTCATGAAAGATATAAGATCAGAATAAATATTATTATCACAAAAATTATTAACGAAATTATTAATATTAATAAATTGAATGCCATATAATTCGGTATTTTTTTTTTGTGCGAAATGTTTTTTAAATAAATGATGAAATCTTTCAACAGTAAAAGAACTATTAATATAATTACCAATATTTAATAAAAATAATATTCTATCAATACCATTTTTACCAAAACTATATAAAATAGGAGATGTAAGAATATCTTTTTTAATTTGATTTTCATAATTACTAAAAAATTGTTCTGTCTCTTCATTAAATTCTCTAAATGCTCCATTTTCAATTGATTCAATAGTTCTTTTATATCCACCTGATAAAGCACATATTTCAAATTTATTATCAGAAACTTTATAAATACCTAATAGTAAATATATATTATTATTAATTTTCCAATATGGTAAAATTCCTACTCTAAGCCAGTTAGGATTTAATTTAAAATTTTTAAGATTATTAATGGTACAGGAATACATAAACTTAGATATATATATATAAAAAAAATCAATTTTTTTAAATATATTAAATATATATAATTATATATATTAATCAGAGTCTGTATCAGAGTCAGAATTATTACTTTCTGAATCGGAAAGAATAATATTAGAATTAGTTAATATATTAGTATTAGTATTTTTTTCTACTGTATTTTCAGTAACAGTAATAATTTTAAGATTAGTCCATGATGTAAGATGATTAATAACTTTGATATTTTTAGAAAGATTTTTCTTAATAATAGAAGGATAATAATTATTTAATTTAAGTTTAAAGTCTTCTCTTCTAGGAATAGATTTTAATGAATAATTATTATCAATCATAAAGTCTTTAAAATTAGTATATGCATTAACAAGTGTAATAACATCATCTGGATTATCAGAAAATATAATCTTTTCATCAAAGAATTGTTTCATAGGATTATTTTTCTTTCTTTCATTTTCTGTAGATAATTTAACTTCATCAGGTTCAATTAATCCAGAAGTATTCATAAGATGTTTAAATGTTTGATATTTATCAATTAATAAAGACATAAAAACATCTTTTAATTGGTCTAAATGTAATCCAATATTAGGGTCTCCAATATATTCAAATTCTCTACCAGTATAATCTGTTTTAGAAACAAATTTAGACGGGAAATTAATAATAGTAAGCCTTCTCCAAGTACCATCATCATCACTTGGAACTTCAGGAATATCATTACAAATTAAAAACCATTTAGCTTGTGCTTTAAATTTAATAGGTCCTTTATATAATTCTCTAGTTTGAATAGTATCTCCACCGGTCCATTCTTTTAATTTACCAACATTAATAGGTTCATCTTTAGTAGGTTCTTGAAATATCACAATTCTTTTACCTCTTAACATTGCTAATTCAGGGTCAGCTTGTGTAGATGAGCCTCTTTTAGAACATAAAGCAGCAACATTCATTTGATGAAAATATTGTCCGAAACAATTATTAATAAATTCTAATAATTTACTTTTACCATTAGCACCAGTTCCAGTTAATACAAAGAATTTTTCAAACCAAATTTTACCAGATAAACATGTAGATAAAATAAGTAGAAAATATTCTCTAACAGCATCAATAGGTAATATTTTTTTTAATATATCCATTAATCTAATCATTTCAGGACTATTATTTTTATATTTTTTATAATTAATATTATTTGTAATTGAAATAAAATCATCTGGTTTACCATTTCTAAATATATTTGCTTCTAAATCATATACACCATTAGCAAAACAGATTAATTCATTTTGTATATCAAATTTAGATCTAGCATCATCATACCAAAATCTAGCAGCACATTCCTTTAATAATGTATCTCTAAAACTAGTAATTTTTAATGATTGTTCTAATTTACCTAATTTTTTTTTAATTTCTGTTAATCGTTGTTCTTCATTTTGATCATCATTTTCCATTGCTTCTTCTATTTTAGTAGTTAAATACCTAGAATAATCAATCTTATATAATTTACTAATTTCTTTATTAAATTTAGATCTAATACAATTACCAGCACTTTCTTCAGTATCTTCTATCCATCTATGTAATTTTTCTCTATATTCACAAAATAATTTTTTAGGTATATTATAACATAAAAATCTTATTTCAGATGAAATACCATATCCATTAAAATATGTATAAATAACATCAGCAATATCAGTATGACCTAATGAAACAGAGTTATATAATAACTTATTTAATGGACCTTCAATAGATCTAAAATGTTTATTTCTAATTATAGAAAATAATTTATCATTATCATTTTTACACCAATTAAATAATGAACCAATATTTAATTCTTTATTAGAACAAAGATCATTTTTATTATCATAAGTAGGTAATGTTTCCCACGTATTTTCACATTCACCTTCTACAAATTTAGGAGATTTTTTACTAAATTTAATCCAAGTATCTAATAGTCTATAATCAATATTATGTAATAGTATTCCAGTTTGTGTCCATGTATCATAATTATCAGCTCTTTTACTATTTAAACATTCTACTAATTCTTCTATATATTTAAGATGAAAATCTTGTCCTATTTGGCCGTATATAGTTAAATCAGAAATATTTCTTTTTTCAGATTTAAGTAAATGTAAATTATTTACATTATTATTTTTTGTTTTTTTAATAAAACGAGTTACTTCTTCACTATTAATCCACTTATCCATTTTAATATTTTTAGAATTTAAAATCAATTTTGTTTCATTTTTATTTCTTATTGAAAATAATTTTATTAATTTTAATTCATTTTCTTCTGTATATTTTTTATATATATTTTCTTTTTCTACACAAACACTATCATATATTTTATAAAGTTTATATTTAATATTATTTGGTTTTAAACTACCATATAATTGCCAATTAGTATCAAATATAACTTTTTCATCAAAAATATCTTCGTAACTATTCATACACTTAAAATTTTTAAATATAACATCTAATTCTTTTTTATAATTTTCTAATAATTCATAACGCATCCATTTTTGATATTCTGGTTTTGTTACAATAAATGGATACATAATATGTATTCCATCTTTATAATATTCAACATCATTTTTTTTGATTAATATAGGATTATCTTTTAATAAAACATATGTTTCTAATAAATCATCAGTAACATCTGAATATATTCCTTTTATAATTTTATTATATACATTAATTATATCTTTTATAAATTTATCATTAAACTTTCTAATATCATTATCAGATAAATATTTAAAATCTAAATCAATTAATATTGGAGAAACGCTTTTATGTTTTTCTGTTAAATGTATATCAATATTATATTTATAATAATACGATACATAAAATTTATAAAAAGATTCAAGATTTTCATCAGGTATATGCCACTTTCCTGGTGGATTATTTATACTTGTATGTGTAGATTTATACTCATCTGTATCAGGATAAGTATCCTTCAAAATTTTATAAAGTTCATTTTTTTTATTCATAAATTTTATGTTCGAATTATTTGATTGCATTGATTATAATAAATATTTTAATCTATAAATAATTAAATCAATTTTATATTTAAAAATATATAGTTTTATTAGTAATTTACTTATAATATATTAGTAAGATATAAGAAATTAAATTAAAAAAAATAAAAATTTATTTATATGTATTTAGTAATTTACTTATAATTTATTAATAATACATAAGAAATAAAAAATTTTAAATTATATTTATTAACAAGTTTACTTAAATTTATTAATAAGAAATAAAGAAATGTATATAAAAATAATTATATATATTAAATTTATTTAAATATATATATAATTTATTTAAATATATATAATTAACTTAAAAAATGAAAACTATATATGTTTATAATTAATCAATGAGTAAAACATTATGTATAAAAAGAATTATAAAAGATATTAATGATCTTGAAAAAAATAACTTAGAAACTCATAATATATTTTTTAATACTGTAGAAGATGATATTTATAAACTAAAAGTTCTTATTATAGGAACTACAGATACACCTTATGAAAATGGATTTTATTTTTTTGATATTAATATACCAGAAGATTATCCATTTGCTCCCCCAAAAGTCAAATTTTGCACTTCTAATAATAAAACAAGATTTAATCCTAATTTATATGTAGATGGAAAAGTATGTTTATCATTGATTAATACTTGGAGTGGACCAAAATGGACTTCTTGTAATAGTTTAACTTCTGTATTATTAAGTTTACAAGCAATCGTATTTATTAAAAATCCATTACATAATGAACCAGGTTTTGAATATGATAATAGTATAAGATGTACGAATTATAATAAAATATTATGTTATGAAAATATTAATACGGGTATTATTAAAATGATTAAACATATACCAAATGGTTTTGATTTATTTGAAAGTATTATTATACAATATTTTTTTAAAAACTATAATAATATTATAACTTTTATAGAAAAACAAACCCAAGAACCAATAATTGTTGATGCTAAAATTTATAGTATGAAACAACAAATAGATTATAAAAATTTAAAAAAAAGAATAAGTGATTTATATGAATGTATAGTTAATAAAAATAAATAAGTGATTTATATGAATGTATAGTTAATAAAAATAAATTATAATATATATATATATGTTTGATTATAAAGGTACAAACAAAGAATTATTAAAACTTAGTAAACTAGAAATATATGATTATGCGAAAATAAAAAAATGTTGTAAAAAAAATAAAAAGCGTAATAAACGAGTTTTAAAATGTATTGATAAAGTAGATAGAATACTTAATAGAGAAAACGTACATATAAATAAACAATGTAAAAAACAAATACATAACAAAATGAAAGGTAGAATGGAAAATCCTAGAGTATATATGGATGAAATACTTTTTAATAAAAAAAAGAAAAAACTTAGTGGTGGAGATATATTAAAATTTGATTTAAAACATTCTTATCAACCATTTAAATATATATTATCAGATTATTCAATGATGAAAAATAAACTCAATAATCATAATCCTGAAAAAATAAATAAAAAAAATCTTGAAAATTACTATTTTGAACTTTTTCTACATATATTTTTAATATGTATTTTAATATATATATTATTTTATATTTATTATTATAGAATATTATTTTAATTTATCTATTTTTGATACATAGTAATAAATATTAATACCATAATAATTTTTTTCTATTAAATCAACATTTATTGTTTCAGAACTATTATTTGGATATTCTATTGTAGTAGATTCTTCCATTGGAATAGTATTTCCATCATATATTGTAAATATTATATTATATTTTTCAGATAATAATAGTAAATCAAAATTAGTTAATATATGTTTAGAAGATAAAATAATATTTTCTAAATCATTCATATTTATTATATTATTATAAATATGTGTTTTATTCAATGCAACATATGTTTCTACGACATAAGATAGTTTAAAAAATCCTGTATTTTCTTTTTCTTTTAAAATATTAGCTAAATCTTGTTGAACTGATGTAACAAAATCTTTTTTATAATTAAATACATGTTTACCTAAATGATAATATATACAATTAGTATATATCATATCACTTTTATTTAATAATGGTTTAAAATCATAATATGTATATTTATTATTTTCATCATCTAATATGTAATTTTCTTTTTCACAATATATAGTTTTACTTTTATTATCTTTTATATTCTTTTCTTGTTTATCAATATTTATACCTAAATTATGATAAAAATTATCACTTAATATATTATTATATAATTTATTAATAATATATTCAGTGATATCTTGTTCGTCTAATTGTATATGTTTATTTTCTTCTTTTGTTATCATGTTAACATTATATAAATTATTTAATATCATTTTTTTTTTATATTTATTATTCACCAAATCATATATTAAGATATTAATAAAGGAATCATATTTTGATTTAGTTATATTAAATAGATTTTTTTCATTTAATATATTATTAATTGTATAATCATTAGCTAACCAATTAATAGTATCCATCTTTTGTGTAAAATTAAATTGAGATTTAAAAATTTTATCTAATTCAATTAATAAATCTTTCATATTTTCTAAATTAATTAAATCATTAATTTTCTTTTTTTCAACGCTATTTATATTAGATAATATATTAGATATATATTTAATAAAATCTTGATAATGTTTTATATTATTTATTTCATCTTTATCTAAATCAGATAATAAATTTTTTGTATCAAACTGATTTAAATTATTAGTATATGATATATATCCTTCTTCTAATTTATCAGAAGGATCCAAAACAACATCTAATAAATTAGTTTTTTTTACTGGTATAAAATCCCCACTATTTAGTTGTATTCCTATTATATATTCAATATCATCTTCATTATGTGTAATATATTTAGTATTTTCTGTATTTATATTTAATTTATTATTATTATGTATTAAATAAAATTCTTCTATTAAATCTTTAGTAGTATCTAATGGATATATAAATTTATCTAATTGAATATTATATATTGTCTCAATATCTAAATATTCTTTATTAATATTATGTTTTAAATTATTAATAGGTATAAATATATTTTTATTTGTTTTTTTATCTATTTCATAAATAATTCCTAATTTAGTAGAATTTTCATCAATAACTAAATATTTTCTATAATTAGTTATATTTTCTAGATCATTATCTGTTAAAATTATTAAATTATCTATTGATAAATTATAATAAATCATATTAATTAAAAGTTCATTATATATATTATTATTATTTTGTAAATAACATTTATTATATAATAATTGCATATTATGAGAATTAAATTTATTATTAGTATTATTATTAAAATCAAATAACATTTTAAATGAACTATTATTTTTTTGAATTATAATTGGTTGATAAATATGTTCATAATTAAATATTAAACAATATTGTTTTTCTAAATCAAGTGGAACTAAATGATTAATATTTTGACATTTTATACTAGAAAATAAACCAGTTTTTTGATTATATATATTTTCTATTATAATAATATTTAAATTTAATATTTTAGAAAATAAATTCCATAAAAAGTGAATATCTAAATTATTATAATTATTTTCTATATAGTCTATTAATTTTACTCTTACATTTTGTGATTTTCTTGATATAATATATTTATTATTCTCTTCTACACTTTTATTTGTTCTTTTTGTTTTTAATTTATCTAAATGTTTGTTAGTAAGTTTATCAGATATATATATATTATCATTTAATTTAATTAAATCTTTATTAGATATAGTTTCTTCATCATTAATAATATTTTTTAATGATTCTTTTACATTATCATCATCAAATTGAATATTTTGTATAATATATTTAAAATATTTATTAATTATAGTTTTATGATTTAATGAATTATATCTTATAATATGTAACATACATATTATAAAATTATTAGTTACATTACTAAATAATAATCCTAATCTATATGGTTGTAAATTTAATATTTTTGTTTTACTATAATCTTTAATATTATCATTTAATCCTAAGAAATAAGTTATTTTACTATAAATTTCTATTGGTATTTTTGATATTCTTAAATGAGGAACTCTAAAATCTTCTTCTTTACTAAATAAAATATTATGATATGTATCTTGTGTTTTTATATCATATGGAACTTTCTTTAAATTATCACTTATGTCCTTAATTTCGTGTTTTTCATTTGCATAACAACATATACCTTCTCCATCATCATTTTTTATAAATTTTGGATTAAATTTATCTGTTATTTTTTGAGTACTTGTTCCAGAACCTGGTAAGCATACAAAATAATTATCATTATATCGTCCTTTATCATATAAATAATTTAATGGAGGTTTTCTAATAATTTCTTGTATTGATTTAATTTTTTCATCTTGTAAATCATATAATCCTATATATAATTTATTACTATCATTATCACTTATATCACGATGATTATATTCTATCTTATATTTTAGTTTATTATTTGTATTATTTAAATAATCATCATAAGAACATAAAGTATCTTCTTCATAAAACCATATATTTTTTTGTATAATATTATCACTTGTTATTCTATTTTCAAAACCTTCTAACAATACAAATTTATTAGTTTTATCTTGAGAATTTTTGTATGTTATATTAAATGTATATAATCTACCCTTATACATTGTTTTCTTTTTATCTACTAATTCCATATTAATATTAAAACCATTTTGTTTAATTTTAATATCAATCATATTTTGTTGCGAATTGATTAAATCACTAAAATATCTAGTATTCTTTCCTTTTATATAAATTAAATCTTTTTTTTCTCTTTTTTGTAAATTATTTATATATGGTTGTGTTAATACTGTAGGTCTACGATCAAAATGACAAACTTTATTATATTTCTTTTCAAAAAATGATTGTAATATTTCTTTTTTATCATTATTACTATTTTTAATTTTATATTCTTGTAATGAACTATAATTTTCTATACTATTTATATCTTCATCATCTGATAATTCATCATCATCTTTTAATTCACTTTCTTTTTCTACATCAACATCACTAGTAACCATATCTAAATCATCATCATCAAATTCAAAATCATCATCAAAATCATCATCACTTATATTATCTTCTTCACTATCATCTAACTCAACATTATCTAAAATATTTTGATTTGTTTTTACTTCATTTTTTTGTTTTATTTTTTGAATAGATTTAAATATTTCATCAATATAATATTGATTAAAATTTATATCAGATGGGTAATTATAAATATTATATAAGTTATTATATATATTATATAATTTATTATTAGTAATAATATATAAACTATCATTATGGACCCAAATTGTTTTATTTATAGTAATATTTATGAATTTAATAAAATTTACAAAAAAATTCTCTATATTTTCTAATTCAATAACAGAATAAATATTTTGTACTATTACTGTTAAAACATTATAATTTATAATTAAGTTTATATTTGTATTTTTATTAGTATTATGTAAAATATTATTACATAAATCCGCTTTATCATATTCAGTATAATTTAATAATTCTTTTATATTAACATTATCTACTGCTAAATTATTTAAATTTCCAGTTGATAAATAATTATTTAATTTTTGAGTTTTATATTCATCCATATCACATCTTAATAATTTACTTTTATCTTTAATAGAATAAGTAACAATATGTTTAAAAAATTTTTCTAAATAATTATATGAATTTGAATAATATGATTTTTTATATGTTAAATTTATATAATTATTTAAAATTTTTAATTTATGAATATTTTCTACTACAGAACCATCATCTAATATAATTTCTCTTTTATTTATATTTTTTATAAAATGAATATTTTTTTTATATAAAACTTTGATTTCATTTACATTAATATCAACATGTGATGTAAATAATATTAAATAATTAAATAATAATTGTGTAATATTAATTTTTGTATGATATTTTTCTATAATAGATTGTAAATCAATATTATATTGTACTTCAGAACTTATATCATTTTTTATATTATTTATTTTAATATAACTATTATTTATTAAATAATTTAATTCTACTATACTTTCTATATTATCTCTATTACCTATTTTTAATTCAGTTAATGCTAATATTTTATTTATATATTCTAATATATTAATAAAATTAATATTATTTTTACTTTTAAAATCAAATACTATATTTATTTTATTATTTTCTAATAAGTATATATTAGATATAGTATTTTCATCAATAAAAAATTTTATTAAAATATTATTATCACGAAAAACATTCTTTTCTGCTATTATTTTATTTAAAACATTCTTTTTTATATGAGGTCTATCATTAGATGTCTTAGATAATTTAAATAGTTTTTGTTTTTTCTTTTTATCTTGAGAATAATAAATACTTATTGGAAATTCTTGAGTTAAAATTAAATTATTATATTTATCTTCTAAATTAAAATTTGTACTACTAGTTAATTCTAATGATAATATATTAATATTTTGAAGTTCTATCAATTTTTTTAATTCTGTTATTTCAGTTGGTTCATTTTTTATTAATTTTAAATTTTTATTATTTATATTATATATATTTTCTAGTAATTCATAATTACTTTGTTCTTTATAATCAAAATTATATAATAAATTATAATTATTATATTTTACAAATAATGGATTTTCTATTAAATTAAAATTAAATTCTTTAATAATATTTTTATTATATTTATCATCATATTTACAAATACTATTTATAGGTTTATTATATTCATTTTTCATAAAAATATTTTTAGAAACCTCATTTTCAAAAAATTCTGGTGTTATATAATATTTATGTTTATTAATTATTTTATAAAAACCTACCACTAATTCATTATTATTATTATCAGTTATATATTTATTAATATTTTTTATTATAATATCATAGTTTATAGCACTATTATCTTTTGTTTTTTTATTAATCTTATTTAATATAGTATTATTTACTTCTATAGAATTAGTATCTATATAATTATTAGTAAGATATTCTATAATTTTATCATCAGAATAATAATTCCAAGAGGTACTTAAATATCCAGTTATGTTTTCATATTCAATATTTTCAAAATATTGTATATTTTTTTTTAATTCTAATGATATTTTTTTTATTACATCTGTTATTGTATCATCACCATATATAGTGTTATCTACAAAAATTAATGAAGTTTCATCATCTATAGAAGATAGTTCTTCTTCATAATCTTCTCTTTTACAAAAAATAAATTTAGTAGTTCTATCTAAAAAATTAAAGTTTATTTTATAAATATCACTCATATATATATAATTTATAAATTTTTTATATATTAAATTATTATTTAATTAATAAAATTAATTAACAATTTGATATTTTAATGCATCTTGATAAGTTAAATATAATTCTCTTTTAATAATATCATCAATTGTTTTTTTAGACATAGAAGTATTATCTGTATAAATTTTTTTAGCAATTTTCATTAATTCTGTTGTATTTTTATATTCATCTTTTAAATCTTCAAATTTGCCCCAAAATCCTGTTGAAATTTGATGAATTAAAATATTACTATTTTCTGTCATAAATCTTTTTTTTCCTGCTAGAAATAAAAATGTCGCAGCACTAGCAATTAATCCATCAATATATGTATGTACTGGAATTTTTAATGTTTTAATAAAATCATAAATAGATAAACCCATAAAAGCATCACCACCTTCTGAATAAATATGTAACTTAATAACAGGATTTACATCATATGTATATTTAAGATTAATTAAGACTGATTCTAAATCTTTTAATTGTGAAATTAATTCTAAAATAGGTTTTTTATCAATTACTTCATAATAATAAATATTATTACCTTTTCTAATAATATTACATTCTTGTTGTTCTATAATATCATCATCACTATCTTCAAATACAATTTTTCTCTTCTTCTTATTATTATGATATGATTTAGAATGAAACATTTTAAATATTAAATTAAAAAAAATCAATTTAGAAAAATAAAAATTATTTAAATATATTAATTATATGGATAATAAAATTAAATATTTAGAATTAGATAATGCATTTATTGATAAATTAAATGTAAATAAAATTTATGTTAAAAATAATAAAAATATTGTAAATATAACTAATTTAAATTGTTCTCATTTATATTTAAATGACAATGATAATAGTCATATATTTGTATCAGAAACTGAAAATTTAGATATAAATATTGTTCTTAATACAATAGTAGTAGGAACAAAATATACAATAAAATTAACAAAAAATCAAAAAAGTTTAAAAATATCTTCTGCTAATAATGATGATATTATAGGAAATTATATATTTTATAATAAAACATATATAAATAATGTTAATAATAATAAAAAAAAATCTACATCAATAAAATCAAATGATAATAATAAAGTATTTTATATTCCAGATTCTAAATATGGATTAAATGAAGGTACCGAATTTACTATTGAATATTTAAATAATAAATGGATATTAGAAGGTGTATTTATAGGTGATATAGAATTAGATACTGATTTAAAAGAACAAACATATGAATTAATATTATATATATGTTTAGATACAAAAAAAATAATTTATGCTATAACAAAAAATGGTCTAAAATTTTATTTTAATAAAAACTATAATAGTAATATTAATTTATTTTTAAACAATAATTATTCATCAATAAAATTAATTGATATTAAAACAAATAATAATTTATTTGATAGTACACAAACAGAAAATACATATACTATAGAAATAAAAAAAGATGGTGTTTTTGGAAAATTCGATAAATTAGATTTAATTAATAATACATTTACAGATATTCAAGAATTATATGATATTAATTTACAAAGATATCGTAATATAGATAATAATAATAATTCAATAGAATATAGAATTATACAAAACGAACTAAATATTATTACTAATACTTATTTTAATATATTAGATATTAATGCTTATTATAATAATAATATAAATAATAATATAGAATTAAATACATTAATATTTGATAATTATAAAGGATTTTTATTAAGTGAAAATTTAATTAATGAATTAAATGAATTAAATATTTAATAGATGATTAAATATATAAATTAAAAAATGATATATATTTATAATGAATATAAAAAATATAAAATTACAAATATTAGATAATACTATTAGACACCATAATGATATAGAACTATTAAGTAAATATTATTGTAAAATTAATAATAAAATAATAGATATTTGTAAAAATATAAATTATAATATATATTTTCCTATAATTAATGTAAATAAAATACAATATTTTATAATATCAGATAATCATAATATTGTTAATAATACTATTATTCATGAAGGTGTTACATATAATTTATTAAAAGGTATAAATGATATTACTAATAATAATTATTCAATTATTTTAAATGAAAATAATTTATGTATAAATTACAATTTTACTATTATAGATAATATTAAAAATTATACATATTATATATATGAATATGATATAAATACTAAAGAAAATGTATTTATAATTAGTAATAAATTAAATATAAAAAAAGAATTAGTTTATGATAATATATATTATAATATATCTAATAATATTTATTATCTAAAAACACCTTCAAATTATTTACAAATTACAGATTTTATAAGTCAACAACAAATAATAATATTAAATAAAAATTATGATTATTTATTAAGAATAATAAATAATATAACATCTCATAATTATGAATTTAAAATATATAAGGATAATGTAGATTATTTATATAATAGTTATGATACAAATAATTTAAATTTTATAAATATAGATAATATTGAAACAAATTTTTTATTTAAAATTAATAATATTAATGGAAGTATAATCATAAAAAGTAATTATAATAATAGATTTATATATCAAGATTATAATTTAAATATATTAAAAATAAATAATAAACTGAATTATAATATCCTAAATTATTTACAAAAAAAAAATATAAATTATTTAAATAATAAAGTTAATTATTTAGATTATAAAAATAATAATGAAATATTATTAATAAATAATATATATAATAAAATAAGTATTATACTAAATAGTTTTAATTTAGAAATAGGTACAAGTTATGAAATTTTATTATTAAAAAATTTAGATCAATTATTAATAGAATTTGATGATATTAATAAAGAAGAAACAGATGCGAATATAATAAATGGAGTATTAGATGTATATGATATTAATAATAATAATAATAATAATAATAATAAAATAATAAATTTTATTGATACTACTCAAAAAATAATAATAAAAAATAGTAGTTTACAAAAATATAGTTTTATTAAATTAAATTGTATAGATAAAAATAATGATAAATTTGTATTTACAATAAATTCTTTATTATTAAATAATAGTTCTATAGTTAATAATATATTTATTTAATATATTTATACAGTATATAATAAACTACCAATACCTGAAACAATTTTTAAAATATTATAATTAATACCATAAATTTTAATAATTCCATTAGTTGATGAACCTTTTTCATTTAATTTATAATCTTTAAATTTAAAAGAAAATATACTTTCTTTAATATTAGAAAAATTAATATAACCAGATGGTTGATATGATAAAGGATTAATAGCAAATGAATAAGAATATATATGTTTTTTTGATAAAATTTTATTATGATAAAAATTTGATTGTATTTTTCTAAAATATTCAGCTTTTTCATCTACTATTTCAATATTATCTAATTTTATTTGCAAAGTATCAAATGTATCTTGGTAATTACTATATTTTGTTGTATATGTAGTAATATTATTATGATCGTTTTGTAATATTGTATCTAAATTAGAACTATCTACCGTTATAACCCATATTAATTCTTTAATTAAATATCTAAAATCAATATATATATTTTTATATAAATCTGTTTTATTTAAAAAATCTTCATTATTATATTGAACTGTTTCAATTAAATATTCTAAATTTCTATTAGTAAATAATTTTTTTTCAGTATCATCTAAATAAACAAGTTCTGTAAATAATTTACAAGATAATTTTTCAGATGTTTTTTTTTTAATATTATTAATTAAATTATAGTTATTAATTTTAATAATATCTTTAAGATTTCTAAATTCAATATCAATTGATATAGTTGAATTTGTTAAAGATATTAATGGTAATGCTGAACCAGTATCTTTAGTAAAAAAGAATGGTATAGGTATATATAATTGTCTTTTACTAATATCAATAGTATTATTAGTATTTCTTAAACTATATTCACTATTATATTGTTTAGTTAAATGATCAACATTTATACTATTTAATTCATTATAAATATCAATCCATTCTCCATGTAATCTTTCAATAACTTGATCATTTATTTTAAATGTAATAGTTTTAATTATATTACACCCTATATTATTAGTATAACCATACCATGTGCAATTATTTGGTTTTTCTAAATCAGGTAATAATATTTCTAAATATAAATTTTTTAATAAATCACCACTTTTATTTAGTTCACAATTTATTATATTTCCAAAATCAATATTACCTATTAAATCTTGCTCTATAATATTAATATTAAATGATGATATTTTTTTATAAACTTTTTTAAAAAATGAAATTTCAGGTTGCCCTCTAAAAATTTTTTCATGTTTAGTTAAATTAGCATCAACTTTTTTAATTTTAGTGCCACTCATTATCTCTATATAATAAATAATATAAATATTATTATTTTAATTAACTTAAAAAAAAATTCATTTAAAGTATTTTATTTAAAATAATATTAATATATAATATTAATACAATGGAAGTTTTACATGATGCGAAATATAATCTAATTGAAACAGATAATTTAGTTGTAAAAAATCAAATATATTATACTATTACATCAAATACTAAATTAACTAATAATGATTCTGGCTCTTTATATTTAATAAATAATTTAAATAATAATATAAAAATTACATTACCATTTGTAGAAACTGGTATATTTTATGAATTTTTATTTACAAATAATTCTGATTTTTCTATCGAATTTACTACTTGTGATATACCGTTAGATAATTCAAAAATAATAGGTACTGATTGGCTATATTTAAAAAGATCATATATTGACTTAAATTATTCAATTGTTAATGGTTCTACAATAACATTTACTAAAACCGAAAAAGGTGAATATATTAAATTTTTCTCTGATGGAAGTAATTTTTATATTATTAGTAAAAATGATACTAATAATAATATAAATAATATTATTTATAATTATCCTAATAATTTAAATAATAATATAATTAATATTAATTTATTAGATGGTAATTATAAATTTGATATTATTAATGAAATAACAAATACTAATACACCGGATTTATATGTTAATAATATTTATTATTTTAAATTTGATACTACATCTCCTATATATAATAATATTACTTCAATATCTAGCACATTAATATATAAATTATATACTTATATAGATTATTATGATTATGTTGAATTAGATTTAAATAATAATAATGTTAATCATAAATATAAATATCCTGTATTAAACTATAATTTAATTGATAATAATAATAATATTGTTAAAGATATTGAAATTAATAATACTAATTATATTATTGATTTATATAATAATTCAATTATAACTCCTACTTTTTTATTTAATAATACTATTAGTAACAATATTGATAGCAATTTTGGTATGTTATTATCTAATATAAATATCTTAAATATTCAATATTCTAATAATAATCTTTTAATATACGATCAAGATAATAATATATTATACGATCATAATAACGCACGGTCTTTTATTTTAATTAATAGAGATATTAAATATACTATAAATTTAAATGGTTTTACATTTAATATTTCCAATAATTTATATAATACAATATATCATAATTATGGATTTTTTAAAATGAGTAGTTTAAATACAAATGATGATAATACATTATTCTTAAATGCTACTAATATTGTTGATTATGTTGAAGTTAATAATTTTTATTATTTACATTTAAAACTTACTAATGATAAAATATTTATATTACCATTATTATTTTTAGATATATTAACATTAGAAACTATTTCTAATTCTTCTATTGTATTTCAAAATAAATTACCTAATATGTTACCTAAAGTTAATAATGTAATTAATTATAATTATAAATTTAATATTAATTTAGATACAATTACATCTAATTTTACTTTAAAATTTTTAAATACTACACAATCTACTAGTAATATTTTTGAAAATATATTTAATTTAATTACAAAACAACTAAATGTTCCTTTAGTTTATAATGATATAAATAATAAATTATTATTATTTAAAGATAATAATAACAAAATAGTAGATACTAATATTATTGATGATGGTATTTATAAAATATATAAATTAGATTTATCAAATTTAGAATCTGATATAACTTCTATTGTTTATTATAGTAAATATAACATTATTGGTAATACTTTTAATATAAATTATTTTACTATTGATGATAATTTATCAGGTAAAGTAATATTATTTGATTTAACTAATAATATTAATATTAATTTTAATAATTTAAAAGAAGGTAATTCATTTAAATTTATAATTGATATTGATAATACTATTGATACTAATAAATATATTTTAAAAAAAAATCTAAATTCTTCGGGTATTGAAGAATATTATTTTATAAATACTAATAATACTACTGAATTATTTAAAAATATTACATTATATACTAATAATTTATATGAAATTGTTTTAGATACTTCTATTAATAGAAATGAAGTTAAATTCTTAAATTTATTTGATAATGATAATATATTATTTGGTAATATAGAAGATGAATATAATCATTTCAAAAAAATATCAAAATATTCATTTATTACTAAAAAATTAAATAATGATAATACTATTAGTTATATTATTAATTTAAATAATTTTAATTATAAATCTAAAACATTATATATTTATAATAAATTTATTAAAAATATATTTTGCAGTATTTCTATTCAATCACATATTACTAAATTAAATAATATTTTTATTACTAGTAAATATCCTTTTAATTTACTTTTTGGAGAATTTAGTAATAATATATCATATATTAAAAATTATGATACATATACATTAATTTTTAAAAATGCTCAAAAAGGGGATTTTTATGATTTTTATTTTCAAAATAATAAAATTAATATTAATACTAATCTTATAAATAAAAAATACAATATTAACTATAATAATATTTTTAATAATAATTATAAAATTAAATTTGAAAAAACAGATTTATCTTATAATATTAATTTATTTGATGATTACAATAACATTATTAATTATTTATCTAATACAATTTTATATAAAAATATTAATTATTATTTCTCTAACGAACATATTTCAAATTATACATTAAATAATACTATTTATAATGATATATATCTTAAAATTAATAATTCTAATAATACTTATAACTTTGATTTTTATTCTGATTCACAATTTATAAATAAAATCAATAATTTAATTATATATAGAAAAAATACATATTATTTTAACCAATATCATAGAACTAATTTTAACCCTTTTATAGATATTGATTTAAAAAATATATTTAAAGTATCTTACAAAAATAATTGTTTTTATGTTAACAATATGAAACTTTATGAAATTAATATTTTAAAAAATACTACTTATTATTTTGATTTAACTGATGTTTTAATATATAACTTCAATTTATCATTATATAATGATGGTATTAATAATAATACTTATGATTTTTATAATAATTCAAATGAAATTAAATTTAATTTTGTTAATATTAATAATACTAATTATTGTAATCTTATTATTTTAAAATTAAATGATACTAATCCTAATACTAAATTATATTATTTCTCACCTATTATTAAAAATATTGGTGGAATAATAAACGTTGTAGATGGTTCTTTAAATTATAATTTAAAAATAAAACAAGTTAAATATGATAATCCTGATTTAATATATTATCCACATAAGTCTTATCCTAAATACAATTTAGAAATATCTAATATTAATAATACCGAACAATATAATAATATTACTTTTATTAAAAATCTTTTATATGCTAACTTATCTCTAAATTTTAAATATGATACATCTATATATAATAAACATTATACTAATACTAATTTTGATGTCGATAATGAAATTAATATTTATGTATCTTTAGCTTATAATGAAAACTTTCCATTATTATCTTCTTTTGAATTTTATAATGATATTTCTTTTACACAGAAAATTACTTTACCTATTACATTATTAAAAAATAAAATATATAATTTTATCCAACCTGATTATGATAAACAAATTTTTAAATTTTTCATATATATTAATTCATTATGTAGTAATGAATACCATAATATCGTTACACAAAATACTTATGATATATCTATTATATCATATGTAACTGGTGAAGGATTTAAATTAGATACTAATACATTTTATAATGATTATATATATTATTCTGGAATTTATTATAATGATACTAATTTATTAGATACTACTACAGACCTTTCTACATTACCAAATTATTCTAAATTAATTAATACTTATAAAATATTTATAGTTCATGATAAAACAATATTTATTAATGATACTATTAATAATATTAATAATACTAGTAATATTTTAAATTTAACTAATCCAGAATATATCAATAGTTTTGGTATTGATATTACACAATATGATTTATATCAATATAATATCTTAAATAATGATCTTACATATTTATATTTAACAAATACATATAATTCTACTACTAATGTTATATATTTAAATATTGCATTAACACAAAATTCTTCTTATAATTATATTGAATATTACAAAACTGATAATTTCTATATACCTACTATTACTGGTTCTCCTTATAATAATATTTCATTTAAAAAAAATAAAGATATATATATTAATTATTTACATAATTATAATATTAATTTTAATAATTTAGATTATAATTTAGCATATATTGATAATAATACTATTTATAATAATGATAATTATATTATTTCTATCAATCATACTGAACCTCTTGTATATTTTGTATATTCTAAAAATATAGAACCTATATATAATTATCCTATCAGAAAAGTTAATGTAACTAATATAGATAATATTTATTTTATTAATAATATTTCACAAGATACTATTAATTATTTTAATTCATATTATATTTATTTTGATTTATCTAATTTAACACCACAACAACAAACAGACTTTAAAATATCTAAAACACAAGATGGTACACATACTACAGGTGGTGTAGAATATACCACTACATTAAATAATAATATTTTAGAATTTTATACTACTGAAAATAATACATTTTATTATTATTCACAAACTAATCCTAATGCAGGTGGAACTATTAATATTACACAACCTACTCTACATTTTAAAAATTTTAAAAATACATTAAATAATACAATTGATGATACTTCTAATTTCTATAATATTAATTATGATTTTGATTTATATATATATGAATATTTTATTAGATTAAAAAATATTGTTAATTCCTTTGATATTGAATTTAATTTACCTACTAACTTCACTTTATTTTCTATTAATATATCTAATAATGATAATATTAATACATATCATTTAAATAGTTCTGCTAACTTTACAATTGATACATCCAATATTACATTTTTATATATGGATATACAATTATTAAATAATACTACTAATAATATTGATATTTATCGTTATATTATTTTAAAAGAAGATCTCACACTATATAAATATATTGTAGATTATGGTAAATTATATATTAATAATATTGATTATAATAACGTTCATAAAGTTGATATATTTAAATCAAAACCTATTAAATTTAATTTATCTGATACATCTAATCCTAATTTACCTAATGATAATTTAATTCAAAAATATTATATTGAATTATTAGCTACTCAATATTATGATGAAGCTATTACTGTAGAAGAAACTAATAAATTCTTTAATATTAATATTAATACATATGATAATTCTAGTAATCAAGATACTATTTTAGAAAAAAATATAATTTCTAGTAATTTAACTGTGTCTGATTTTAGAACTATTTATTTTGATACTTCACATCCTAGTTTAACCAATAAAAATATTACATTTTATACAAACGCTCAAGCTACTATTAAATTAGAAAACAATATTTCATATATTGGTAAATTTGGAACTCCTAATAGTTATATTATTATTAATATGAACCCTACATTACATTCTACATTATTTTATTATGATGACCCTATATATATATCATCGTTGAAATATGATATAATTATAAAAAAAAATAATATAGTTAATATTACTACAGAAACTTTTAATTATGGTTCAGTTAATAAACTTAAATTAAATTTTAATATTATACCATTTTTATATAATACTATAGATATTAATTATCATACTATTTTAGACCTTGATATATCTTATATTAATATTGATAAATGTTATTTTATATTATATAATGATAATAATATTTATAATGGAACTATATATGTTGACCCTATAGATTTAACATCTACTAATACTAATTTGAATAATATTGATTATAAAAATAATATATATTTAGTTTTTGATGAACTGATATTTACATCTGATTATATTATTATCGATAAAACTTATAAATTAAAAATTTTTAATCATAAAGGAGGTCAAATTATTACACCTAATATATTAGAAATTAATAAAATATATAATTTATCTACATTAAATACTATTTATACTTCTCAAAATATTAATATATATAATAAATATACATATGATATATTTACTTATAATAATAAAGTAATTGATAATTATATTAATTTTATTATTTCTTCTAATGAAAAATTATATATTTCATCTAAAAATACTAATAAATTATTAATTAACAATAATAATATTGTTTCACAAAATTATTCATCTGATAATTATAATATTACTAATATTGATTCAAGTAATTCTACTATTATTAATATTATTAATAATGCTAGTATTTATGCTGATACTAGTTTAGAAAATACATTTTATAATAATAGATTTATTAATAAACATCAATATATAGATATTAATGAAGATAATAATACATACGTACATAGTAAAAATCAAGATAAATTTATTAATTCATTTGATATTTTATCAAAATTATATAAAACAGTTAACATGAATGAAACAAATTATTATTCTATTATATCAAATATTAATGGACATGATGATACTATTTTAATATTAAAACCATATCAATTATATACATTTAATATGTTAGATATTATATATAAAATTAATTCTGATATTTATGATTTAATTTATATATCAAATAGTAATACATATTTACCTAAATTAAGTATTGTTAATTCTGATGAAACAAAAGAATTAGTTTCCTCTTTATCTGGTTCATTAGATTTTACCATTTCTGATAATACTACTATTTTTACTAATAATTATAATAAATTATATCTTAAAATTACATTTTCTATTAAAAATAGGACTGATAATACTTTATTAAATCAAGGTTATTATATTAGAAATAAAGATATTATTGATACATTTTATGAAAGCACTACATTTTGTCATTATGTTCCTTTAGTAATTGATTTGAAATCTACTATAAATATTAATGTATTATATAATAATAATAATTTTTATTTTAATAAATATATTAATAAACTTTATTTATATAATTTTTATACTATTATATTTGATTTATCTAATATAAATAATATTCGTTTTGATATATTAGATAATGATAATACTTTATTATTTTACAAAAAATATAATAAAATTATATTTTATCCTAGAAATATAAATAAATTATCATTATTTACAGAAAATTCAAATAATATTAATATTGATTCTTCTATTATATCATCTGAATTAATAGCTTCTAATTCTTCTAAAGTAAATTTATTTTTATATAACAAATATAATGGTAATGATAGTTCTAATGATACTTCATATAAAATTAAATATATAGGAACACCTGGTATTGATGGTTCATTAATTTATAATTATAATAATTCATTTGATTATTCTATTTCTACTTTTAATAATAATAAAGATTTATTACATATATATTATAATACATATTTTAATAATAATATAACATTATCTAATTATATAAATACTTATTTTAATAGTAGTTTTATTACATTATTTGAACCTATACAAATTAAATTTGATACTATTGTAAATAATGGTTCTAATATTACTTATTCTAATATTGATTATAATATTAATACAGTTCCAGGTCAAGATGATTCTAATTTTACATTTATATATACTGATAATTCTAATATTACACTTAATAATGTTAAATTATCTGCTATTGGATATTATTCTAAAAAAACAATTGATTATATTAATTCATTTAATATATTATTTAATATTTATACATTACCATTCAAATCAATTAACGTCCATATTACTTTAAATAAAAATATTATTATTCAATTACCATATATTTCAAAAGATTATGTTTATTTTAATTTTACTATTGATAATACATCTGAATATAATTTATCATTAATTACTAATAATAGTATATATATTAATACATTATATGATAATATTAATGTTATTAATAATAATATTATTGAACTATATAATTTAAAAAAAAATGATACTTTTACTATATATTCTAATAATAATATTTATAACTTATCTAATGTTAATATTAACACCAATAAATATATATTAAATAATTATAATAATAACAAACCAGATAATATTAATATTCTTGTTGATGTTAATTTAGATAAATATTATTTTTCATTTAATGTAATTAAACAGTTTTATAATTATATTAATTATAATTTAAATTTATCGGAACTTAGAAATACAAATCTATTCTTATTAACTAATACTATTTATTATTTCAAAATTCATTTCAAACATATTAATAATTATACTAATTTCAATATTAATACTTATAATAAAATATATAATTTTATTTCATATTCATATATTACACAAAATGATATCTCTAGTACATTTAATACATTTATAAGTAATAACAATAAACATTATATTAATTTTGATATTAAATATGATCCTAATAATAATATTATATTATTTAATAATAAATCTATAGAACCTATCTTATATTCTAACTATATTTATAATTTTAATATTTCAAATATTAAAGGATTTTATATACTAAAAAATAATGATAATACTAATATTAATTATAATATTAATACTTCTGATTTTGTTACTTTAACCACTAATGCTAATGAAATTAATTTATTAATTAATAATTTTATCTATCATAATAGCACATATTCTTCTAATTATTTAAATAATATTAATAAACTATCCTATATATATTATATTCCATTAACTATTAATAATAACGTTGATAGACTTATTATTAATGAATTTATTAGTGGTAGTAGTAGTATTGATACAAAACAAATTAGTATTTATATTACTTCTGGTTATTTTAATACATATAATTTCTCTATTAATGATAATATTCTTACTAATCAACTTGTTACTATTATTAATACTTTATTAGAACCCCATAATTACACATTTTATATTCAAAATAATTCTTTTGTTATAGAAAATTTAAATGTTGATTTCTCACTTACTGAAACTACATTATCTAAATTATTAGGATTTACTGATTATTCTTCTGTTAAAACTAAACATAATGGTATTATTAATACTGTTTCTAATAATTTTACTATTAATGAATATTATAAATATTTTAGTAGAAAACTTTCTTTAAATTATTATAATTTTAAAAATAATAATAATAATATTATTATCAACTTAAATGATACACAATATTACGTATTACCCGATATAAATAATAATAATATAACTTATAATATACAAATTAATAATTCCAACACTAATAAAGAATTATATATTATTTCTAATCACATTGTATATAATATTAATAATAATACATATGGTAATATCATTAAAATCATTCCTAATACTTCTAATAATATTAAATTTAAATCTTTAATTACTATTTCTTCTTCTGATAATGATTATACAATAGAAAAATATACATCAATTGATTATATTAACATTTATAATATTAATATTTACAATAATTATTCTAATATTCGCAATTTTGATTTATCTATTAATCTAGATTTAATTAAACAATATATTAGTGTTTTTGATATTCATATTATTACTTTACTTTCAAAACAAGACTATACTAAACATGAATTATTCACAATTGAAAATAAATTTTTACATATTGCTAAAACATTAGCTAAATTATTAGATCCACAAGAAAAAGCTAATTTAAATAATTTATTAAATTTTAATATTTCTTCATCTGATATTATTGATAATAATATTATTAATACTATTAGTGATTGGAATTCTGTTATTATATTATATGATAATACTTCATTATTTAATACTTTTAATTCTAATAAACATACTAATAATTTATATATTAACTTAAATGATATTAACATTAATTATGATTTTAATTCTATTATTAAAAGTAATAATATTTATGATAAAACACTCGATAAATTATTTGATTTAATATTATCTGCATATATAAATACTTATCCACATATATTTGATTATACTACCACATCTAGTAGTATTAACGTATATAAATCTATTATGAATAGTCCTATTATTTATTTAAATAATTATAATAGTTTCATTACTATTATTGATAATGCTCTAACTGAAAATAAAAATAATATTGATATTAATAATACATTTTATTCTAACAAATCTATATATAATGACTATATGAATATCTCTAATAATATGTCTATTTTAGTTCATAATTTAAAAACTGTATATACTAATAAACATAATATTATATCTTCTGATATACAAATTATTAATTTAGATAAAGGATTCAAAAATAATGAACATATTTATATTAAAATAAATGATACTACATTTATTGATATTAAATTAAAATCTAATTTTTATAATATTTATGATTCTCATAAACAATCCACTACTTCTCATTTATTAGATTATAATTTTTATACTAATTATCTTATAGAAAATAATAGCTTTCATATTAATTATACTAATACATCTATTTTATCTAATGACCTATCTAGTATTATTACTAATTATAATCTTAATGTTTCTGAACCATTTTATTCACATTCTCTTAATAATTCTTCTGATAATATTTTATATATTAAAAATCTTCTCTTTGGATTATTAGGATTATATAAAAATATATGGACTAATACATTCTTTAATACTTTATTCTATAATAATAATATTATTGACAATTTATTATATTATCCAATACATAGTAAATTATTTTCATACAACTTAATACTAAAACTTAATCCTGATTTTGTTGCTTTATATTTTAATAGTTCTCTTTCTAATATTAAAACTTTTAATAATATATTTAAATATAATCTTCAAAATATAGGTTACAAACTATCTAATATTTCTAAATTATCTAATATTAATTTATATAATGGTATTACATCTATTGATTTTAATTTTAATCCACATATATTTACATATCATAATATATTATTTAATAATTATATCAAATTCTTTATTACACCATACATCCAATATACTAATTTAACATTTAACGCATATTATATTAATTCTTCTGATAATACTATTATACTCAATGTTATACAAGATAAACCATTTGAATATATTATTGATACATCTACTATTAATTCCTCTTCTATTGATATTATCATTGAAATACATTCTCAATCTGAAGATAAAAAAAATACTTCAATATATAAATTTAATTGTAAATATAATGATATTACTTATTTAGATAATAGTATTAATATTATTTCTACTAAATATTATAATAATTCTATTATTCAAACTATAAACAATATTAATAATACTAATATTATATATGATTTAACTATTGATAATGACATTAATAAACATATTAATATATATAAAAATAATATATATTCCACTATTGTTTTATCTAATATAACTAAAACTATATTAAAAGACAATAATTTACTTACAGAAGTTAATTTTAATGATTTTAAAAATGATACACAATTAGTTATTTCTTCCACTCTTAATTCTAATACCGATATATATAAAATAAATCTTTATATACAAAAAAATAATATAGCATTATTAGATAATATTACATTTACTAACATTATACATCCTATTATATTTAATAAATACAAATTCTATTATAGTTCTCATATTAATATAAATAACCCGTTCTATATTACTATTAATAAATCTGATATATTATCTAATAATATTATATCATTACATATTTATATTGATAAATATTATTTATATCACATATATACCAATAACTTTAATTATATTGAAATTCAAGATTCTATAATTGTTGATATAACTAATAACTCTAATTTTACTAAAGATCATATACAACATATTAAAGTTATTTCTACAGTTACATCTGAAAGTAATTTATATTCTAACTTTTATCAATATATTTTATTCAATAAAAATTTTTCCATCTAAATACATATTTAAATTTTCATATGTATAAAATACACAAGCATTTACAATAAAAGAACGTAATAAAATCACTGATAAACCATTCAAATACATTTTCATTTTCATTTTTTTTAATATTATCCATAGATTATTATCAGAAACTTGCTTTTTTGTTTTTAATACATCTATCGGATAACTATATAACCAAGATAAACTACCTGCTATACCTCCATTTAGTAATGGATTATTATTTTTTTCTTGTAATTTTTCATAACAACCAAAATATATTGATAATCCTATACTATCTCTTAATATAGATAATGATACTCCATTACTTAACTTTATTTTTTTCTCTTTTATTTTTTTTATAATTTTTATCAACTCATTTTTACTATCTCCTCTATTATTTTGTAAATTACATTTTATTAATTCAAACGGACTTAATATCATACCCGATATACTACCTGTTAATAAACCTGTTGAAAAATGATTATTTATTATTTTATTTAAACTATAATGATATGTAAATAAAAAACTATTTAATATACTTGACCCTACTAAAGGCATCAATCCTCCTTTATATAATGATAATATATTCTCATTTTTTTTTATATTACTTAATACTTTTTTTATATTATTATTATCTATTTGAATACGTGTTTTTATTGTATCTAATGGATGTCCTATAATTGTTTGAACTAAACCAGCACAAAAACTCGATATTATTATATTAGTTTCCATTATTTATATATATATTATTCATTTAAAGCTCTTTATTATATATTATATATTATATATGAATACTGGATTATTATTAAAAACTAATGGGACTATTCAAGAAATTACATTAGATATGTCTTTACATACTAATAATATATCTTTATTATTACAAGATAAACTTACATTCGCAGGACAAATTCTTAGAGAACCCACTAATATTAATGCTGTTATTATGTATGGTGCTAATTCACAAAAAAAAAATTTACCTAAAAATACCTGTATATTACCTAAACCTTTTGATGATATTACTATTTATGGAGATATATTTATTATTTCTATGGATAATAATAGTGAACCACAAAATTTTACTATTCAAGATTATAATGATTATAATTTACATTATGATACTATTTATCATAAATATTATTATGATTAACTAATATCATATTATATATTCTTTTAGTCTTTTTATAAATATCATTATATTGTCTTTATAATTATAAATAAATAATATTAATATTATTATACAACATATTATTAATACTTCTGTATTACTTAAACTAATTACAAACATATTTACTATTTATAATTAATATTTACTATTTATAATTAATATTTTTTTGTATATTTTATATACTTAACTATTGTTTAATAGCATTAATTCTGTTCTTTCTATTAAATCTAACATCATCTTTTTATCTTCTTCATGATATTTATTGATAAATTCTTCTATTTTATCTCTATGAATTTCTGTTATGTTATATTTTTTTTTCTCTAAAATATCATAATACTTTTCTTTTAACATAAAACACTTATTATCTATTAAATCTAATAATTCGTGCTTCTTATTTACTAATTGCCACTTATCGCTTTTTACTATTTTTAAATATGCTGATTTTTGATTTGTATATTTTATATTTTGATTTTCTGGATGTTTTGGATCAAAATGTATCTTCTCTATTAATTTAGGCACCGCATTATATATACCATCTAATAATTTTGCAAAATCTTTACTACGTAAGTGTTTTAGATTTTCATTTCCATAATTATTTATATTTATTGTATTATTAGTTGTATTATGTGAATTATTAGTACAATTATTATTTGTTGTATTATTTTGAGTTTGAATTTTAAAGCTCTCTAATTCTTCTATTTGTTTCTTCATTTTTACCATTTCTTCATTTTGACTTATTACCAATGTTTCTGTTTCTTTTTTCCCTTTACACCTCGTATAATGCCTATTTAAACTATCAGATCTACTGAATATTCTATTACAATATTTACATGCATAATTTTTGGTGGATTTTGGTGGATTTTGGTGGATTTTTTCGGGCGTTTTTGTGGATTTTGGTGGATTTTGGTGGATATTTGGTGGAGAAAAAAATGTGGTATTTTGTGGTAAAAATGTGGTATTTGGTGGATTTTGGTGGTGATTTGGTGGATTTTTGTGGTGATTTGGTGGAGATATTTTATGTATTGTAAAACCATAATAATCTTTTATTGCGTCTATCTCCACATCATCCTCTGTTGCTTTACATACGTTTTTCCTATTTAAATGATTTATTAAAGAACTTTTAAATTTTGAGCTATATCCACATCTAAAACATTCATAATGTACCATATTATACTAGTATATAATATTTTATTTTTAAATACATTTAAAATACATAATTTTTACATAATTTTTACATAATTTTACATAATTTTTACATAATTTTACATAATTAAAATGCATAAAAAATGCATAAAAAATACATAAAAAATGCATAAAAATGCATAAAAAATGCATAATTTTTTTTCGGGGGGGGGGAATTTTAAAACATAAGTTTTTCTGATAAAATTTCTACTTCGATTGATTAAAAATGCTGTTTTTTGGCCTTTTTTTCCCGGGTTGATTTTTTCTTGTAAAATTTAAATCACCAAATTTAATCAGTTTCTAGCACACTATGGTTTGTCTAGTGTGTTATAAAATAGGTCTACACTCGGTGAAAAAATAAAAAATGTGTTTTTTAGTAAAAATAAAAAAAATCACACTATTATAAGCGATTAACATATAATTTATTAGTAACGTGACTAAGAAGACTGATTATTTTTACCATTTTTTTATGATTTTAAAAAATAATCAAAAAAAATCACTATATTATAAGCGATTATCATATAATTTATTAGTAACGTGACTAAGAAGACTGATTATTTTTACCATTTTTTTATGATTTTAAAAAATAATCAAAAAAAATCACTATATTATATGTGAATTACTTATAAAGTATTAACACTGTTCCTAAGAAGACTGATTATTTTTACCATTTTTCTACGATTTTTTAAAATAATCAAAATTTAAAAACACTATATTATATGTGAATTAAATATATGTGCGTAAATTTTATGACATATATATATATATAAATTAATGATAAGTAAATTTAATACCTTATTCAATCCTAAACCTAATAATTTCAGAGCTAATATTCAAATGTTTTTTGATAACTTAAAAAAATTATTTATAAATAAAAATTTATATATTTATATTTTATTTTTTATAATTATTTTGATAATATATATATATTATGCGAAACGTCCTCCAAATAGATTATGTGAATATAAAAAATCGTTAGCATATTATAATTTAAAATTATATGAATTAGGTACTTATAGAGATACAAAAGAAATAAAATATTTAATATCAAAAGTTACTGTGCCAAAAAAATTAAAAAAGAATATATTTAAAATAATAAAAAATATGAACGTAACGGAGGAAACATTTTTTCAAACTTATAAAAAAAGTTGTCACTACTATATAAGCGATTATTTTATAGATTTTTATGAGAATGATAATTTTATTAAACAATTAATATATGATAATTTTAATGAAAGGGTTTATAATTTACCTAGAACAGATAAACAAAGAATGATAGTGCAACATTATGATTGGCAAAAAAAATCTAAATTAAATTGGCACCAAGATTTTAATAGATATAATGGAAATTATTACACATTTTTAGTAAGAATTGATAATAATGATACTGATATGAAACTTATTTTAGAAGATCCAAAAACAAAAAAATTAATTAAAGTTGATAATACTGAAGATAAAAGCATAGTAATTGATTCGCGAATATTCCATAAAGGAACACCAATTAGTAAAGGAAAAAGATATTCATTATCTGTATCATATTCAACAATACCTTGTTGTGAATTTAAAAAAACACATAATTGTAATAAAAATAATATTTTTAATAAATTAGCATCAATATTGTTATTTAAATAAATATAAACTAAGTTGTTTTATTAGTTAAAATTAATAAAAGGAAATAATGTATAGATTATTTTTTACCATTTTTTTTGATTTTCAAGTTCGATAATATGAATTTTAAAATTATTATTAGTGATATTATTAGCATAAGCTATTCCTTTAGTTATATAACTAGTATTTTCTTTATTAAAAAATATTTTAACTGTATCTAATTTAGGGTAATGTTTATTATATAAGTAAGTAAGTAATGTATTGAAGGTAGAATATGAATAATCTTGTAAATTATATAAATCAATATAAAGTTTAAAGCAAATATCATCTTGAATAGTTTTATTACTAAAATATTCAAGATTTTTAATAAGTGTTTTATATTCGAACTCGTAAAATTTATCAAATATCATAATAACCACAGGGTAATTTTGGTCTTTTATAATAATCATTACTATATAAATTATTATAAAATAAATAAAATTACGTATATTTTGTTTATATATTTTATATATAAATTTAGAAAAATAAATATATATGTATATAGATGAAAAAAGTAGGTATAATACGTTATCCGTGTTCGAATTGTGATTTAGAAACATCTCGTTATTTTAAAATAAATAATGAAACAGAGTGTATTTTTATATGGCACAAAAGATCAGATGTATCATTATTAGATAATATGGATTTACTAGTATTACCAGGTGGATTTGCGTTTGGAGATCGTATTTATAATAAAGCAACAGAAAACTATGTAATTTCTCCAGGAACAATGGCGTTAGAAAGTCCAGTAAGTGTGTTAATAGAGGAAGCAGTAAAAAGAAATATAGCAATACTAGGAATATGTAATGGATTTCAAATATTGACACAAATGAAATTACTTCCAGGGAAATTATTGTTAAATGATAGTAAAAAATTTGTATGTAAAAAGGTAAAATGTAATATAAGATATAAAGATTTATCAAAAAGTACAGAATTATATATAGCTAATTCATATGGTAAATATGAAAATAAGGAAGAATTAAATAATGATGAATGTTATTTTTTAAAATATGAAGATGGAAGTATAGGAGGTGTATGTAATATGACTAATAAGATATTTGGAATGATGCCTCATCCAGAAAGAAATAATCAAGATTTTAAAGAGTTATTTTATAAAATGTTATATTATGAAGAGCAATTAATAGAGCCGTGTTATCAATTAATATTTGATAAGAGCATTAAAGAATTAATGTTTAGCGAACATATTTCATATAAAACATCAAAAAAATATTTGCGTAATTTACATACAAAAGAGCCGTGGGTAGTTCAAGGTCCAGGAGAGAATGCGGGAATAGTAGATATAGGAAAATCATCAAACGGAATAGAATATTGTATTGCTATTCGTATTGAAAGTCATAATCATCCAACATTTATAAATCCTTTTGAAGGTGCTGCGACAGGGGTAGGAGGAATATTAAGAGATATATTTACAATGGGTGCTCGTCCAATAGGTATTTTAGATTTTTTGAGATTTGGAACAGATAATAATAGTGAAAAACTATTACATAAAGCAATAGAGGGTATATCATATTATGGAAATTGTATAGGTGTGCCTAATATAGGAGGAGATTTATATTTACATGCGAGTTATAATACAAATCCTTTAGTAAATGTAGGATGTTTAGGTATAGTAAAGAAAGAAAATATAATATATGGAAATGTAGAAGGATATAATAATTATTTAATTTATGTAGGAAGTAAAACGGGAAATGAAGGAATAAATGGTGCGGCAATGGCATCAAATACTTTTGCGGATGCGACAATAACAGAAGAATTAAAGGATAACGTCCAAAAAAGTGATCCATATTTAGAAAAATTATTATTAGAAGCTTGTTGTGAAATATCAGAGAAGAATTATGCGGTAGGTATGCAAGATATGGGTGCTGGTGGGTTGTTATGTGCTTCATTAGAAGTAGTAAAAAGGGGTATAGAAAAAACAGGAATTAATAATATAGGTTGTGATATAAATTTAGATACTATACCTACAAAATATAAGATGGAATTAAATAATATACTAATATCAGAGTCACAGGAACGTATGTTAATAGTAGCAAAAGGAGAAAATTTAATAAATATTAGTAGAATATTTAAGAAATGGGATTTAGAACATGCAGTAATAGGTGAAACAACGAATAGTGGTTTATATAGAGTATATAATTATAGAAAAATGATTTATTCAGATAATATCAGTAATTTGGATTCACCAGAAGATTATATAAATATACCTAAAAAGGGAATGTGTGCTATAAATTATACTGAACCAATGAAGATAAATAATCCAGATTTATGGACTGTATATGATTCAACAGTAGGAAATAGAACTTTAAAAGGTCCAGATAAACCAGGACATTATGCGATACTAGATATATATGAAGTAAATAAACAATTAATATTAACTTGGGGAGAAGATTTTGATATATGTTATGAAAAAATGAAGTTATTTGAAAATGTAAAACCATTATGTATTGTAAATTGTTTGAATTTTGGAGATCCAAAATATAGTCTATATGATTTAAAAGAAACAATAGATGATTTAAGCTTAAAATGTAGAAAATATAATATTCCCGTAGTAGGAGGAAATGTAAGTTTATATAATACTACACAAACATCATCAATAAGACCAACACCAATATTATTGATGATGGGTATAACTACATAAAAATATAATATTATTTATAAAACTATTTTTTTTCAAAATTGATTTTTTTTTTTTAAGTTTAATATATAAAATTAGTGCGATTCAAGAACTTATTCTTAATATTAATAAATGTTATCTTTCAAAATATAGACCTCCAGTTGAAACAGAAGAATTTGTTAAATCAGAATTATTTAACCTTTTATCAAAAGAAGTGTTATGTTTTTATAATAATAATATTGATACAGCAAAATATTTGGTATCTAGAAGAGATTTAACGAATATTGAAAATAGACAATATTTAGATAAGGAGTTGTATAATAAAATTGTAGGAGAATATTATAAATCAGGATATACAGAATATTATAATAAAACAGGAGAATTAGCGGATAATATTGGAATATATTGTCGTGCTCCATTGATTAATAGTGAACTAAAAGTCCATATATTTAATAGTATTGCTCTAGGATTTGATGTAAATACACAGCCAGATTTTAGGTATTATCGTAGAAAAAATTGGGACATTACAGAATTGAGTGATAGATTATCATTAACTTTTACATATGTATTTCAATGTGCGAAAAAATTAAATTTAAATAAGATAGTATTATCTCATGTAGGAGGAGGTTGGTTTAGTAAACTTTATCCAAATGATTATAATAGTTTATATATAAGTGCTTTAGAAAAATCATTAGAATATTTTTATACAAAGAATTCAGATATAATTAAGAATATAAAATTATCAATGATGGGTAATCCGGAAAAAAATTTATTAGAAGAAATTAATAAAATGTTTAAGAAAAGAGAATTAACAAAACATTTGACTATTAATTCAGTAGGATATGTACCGGATATTATGGATAATGAAGAAACATTATATCAAAATGCTTGGGATCCTCATAGTTATGTAGGTAATGGAAATAAAGGAGATAATTCTTTAGATGGATTTATTGGTAGAAATGTATTGATGCATTATTTATGTAGTGGTTTAACAAATAAAAATATTGAATATATAAAAATTGAATAAATATATTAAGATTGTATAAATATTTAATAATTTAAAAAGAATGTTTAAAAAGAATGTTAAATAATAATAATATATGAAGTTAATATTAAATGATAAAGTATTTTTTTATATTTTTTTATATTTTAATTTACAATTTATATTTGATTATTTATCAAAAACATATCATATAGAATTTGTAAATTCATTTAATAGTAATATAAATATATATTATTTTTTATATTATCAATTATTTTCATTTATAACATTTATATTACAAAATTGTGAAAAAATAGTAAATAAAACGTATTTTGAAAAAAAAATATATTTAAATACATTTAATTATATAAATAATTATATAAATAATATATCAATAGTATGGGTAGAAACAAATGCAAATAGTATATTACATAATTTATATTATGATACTGCCGGATTAAATTATTCAAAATATAATCATTTATTAGAATTATATGGTGCAATTGTAAGAGTTATAATAAATACATATATATTATATAAAATACATGATAAATTTTTATATATAATAATTCCGTATTTATTTATATATAATTTAATATATCATAAAATAATATTATTTAATAGAAAAATAACAAAAAAAGAGCAAATAATAGTATCAGAAAAAAATATAAATAAGCGTAATTTATGTAGTACATATTATAATTCATTTATAGGAAATTATATAAATTCATATTATTTAAGTTTTGTAAATTATTATGAAGAAACATTTAAATATGATTTAAATAAAACAAAGCGAGATATTGTATATTATGGTTCATTAGAATTATTTCAAAAATGTATGTTTTTTATATTATTTTCACTATATATATATAATAAAGATAAAGATAAATCAAATATATTATTACTATCTATATTTCAAACAATAACAACATTAATTTATCAATTTGAATATATATTACATAATTATTATGGATTTATAAATAATAATGATTGTATGATATTATATAATAATTTAAAGAAAGATTATATAGATTACAAAAAAGACAAAACATCTATAAAACATATATTGAGAAATAATTTTAATTATAATATATCGGTAATTTATAATGCTAATTATTTGAATGAACGTTCTATTTTAAAATATAATATAAACTTTTTTATAAAATCAACTGATAGAATAATTTTAACTGGTGTAACAGGAACAGGAAAAAGTACATTTTGTAAAATAATATGCGGACATTTTAAAAATTTTGATTTACCAATATCAGAACAAATATTATATATAAGTCAGAATAATTACATAAATTATAAATATAGAAATCTACTAAATATAATAACACAGAATGATTTTAATATAAATAATGTTTATGAAGAAATATTAAATGATATATTTGATAATATTATAAATATCGATGATATAAAAAATAGTTTTATAGATAAAAAAAATTATTTGAATATAATATTAAATGATAATGTATTAAGTGGAGGTCAAGAAAAAAGAATATATTTGATAATGTGGATATATCATTTAATATTAAATATAAGTAAATATAAAGTTTTAATATTAGATGAACCGGATAAAGGTTTAGATTATGAAACTTTTTATAAAATAATAAAAAATATATTTAAGTATGATTTATTTAAAAATTTATGCATAATAATAATAACACATAATTATAAAATAATAGAAGATTTAACACCAAAAAAAGTAACTCTAATAAATACTAATAATAATATAACAAATATAAAAAATTTTTAAATATTATATGTTTGAATCAAAGTTAAAATAATAAAAATAGTTAATAGTAATGTTATATATAGGAATATATATAAATAATATATAAAATTAAATATAAATATAAATATGTGTCGTAAAAATATAAATTTAGAACGTGATACTTTGTTAAAATTTTTACGAAAAGGGAAACGTGGGCGTCCATATAAAGGAAAAACTTATTATTCACGTTTACAATTAAATATATTAAGAGAAGAAAGATTAAAAAAAATAATTAACGAATTAAATCATAATAAATTATAAAAAAAAAGAAGGTCTAACCGAGATTTGAACTCGGGTTACTGGAATCAAAATCCAGTGTGATAACCCCTACACTATTAGACCAACAAATACATATATATATATTATAATATTTTTAAATGTGTTATATATATAAATAAATGGATATAAAAGAAAAATAATAATTTATGATGTAAGTGATATGACAAGTATTGTATCTATTTTAGAAATTCTAGTTTGTATTTTTTGAATTAATAAATCAATAGTAGTTTTAATAGATAAATCATCATTATAAGTTAATTTTAAATTGGTAAGTCCTTCAATAGAATTAGTTAATTTGATATAAAATTTTTTTAATATTTTATCATTATTTTCTTTGAAAAAATTATTAATATTTCTAGTATCTTTTTCTTTTATATTTTTTTTTACACTAAGTTCATTTCTATATATAAAATCAGTTATATAAATAACGTTTTCGACACAATCAGTAATTAATGCAAGTGAGTCATTTCTATTTTGATTATTAATATATCTAGAGACAGATTGGACATATGAATTATCAATAAAAATATTATTATTAGAACAATATAATTTTTCACCTTGTTTTAAATTAGCAATAATTCTAAGTTTATATAAAATAGAATCAATCATTTCATCTGTAATTTTGATTTTAGAATTATTATTTTTCATATATTTATATATAATGTTTTATTTTTAAATTGAATAAATAAAGTTTTAATATAAATCATGAATTTGTAATAATTTATATAATAGTCTTCCTTCATAAATAGATGTAGGAATATCTATATTTTCAGGATTAGTAGAATATTTAACATTATCTATATTGCCTTCAATATTATTAAAATAAACGTATTGTTGTTTTTTAGCAGATTTTAATTTCTCACATAATTTGATATTTTGTGTTTCTTTAAGGTATTTAAATATATGTGGTATATCTTGAATATGTGAGCCATAATATTTATGAATAGAACCATATAATTTAATGTAATTAACTTTAAAATTATTGTCAAGATATAATAAATCATTAGTATTAGAATTAGTATTTATTTTTGATCCAAAATATAAGTCATCATTATTAATAATTAAAGAAGTCATAGATAAATCATTGTCTATAAAGAAATCAACAACGTCTTTATTTTGATACCATTCTTCATCATAAAATTCAAATATAATATTAATATGGTAAGGTTCTAGTATTTGTTTTAGTGTAACAAATGATTTAAGATTATTAAAATTAATTAAATTATATTGAAAGTTAGAATCAAATTTGATAAGAATATTATCTATAAAATCTTCTAATTTATCAATATTGTTATTCCATATATTATAAAATAATGAGCGTATTTTAGATTCTAAAATTTTATTATATATTTCATCAAAATCAGGTATTGATGGTAAATCATTTTCAGAATTAATATTATCAACATCTAATAATAAATCAGAAATATCTTTATGTAATATAATAGAAAGTCTTAAATTATCTTCATAAATATTAGCGTCAGAAATTTTTTGTAATATATCGTCCCAGTGTGTAGTATCGTAATTATTATAATATGTATGATTAATTTCAATAGTATTAAAATGTTTATTATATAATTCAAGATTATTATCATTTCTAGAATAAATAATATCCCAATGATTAGTATCAGCAGTATTATAACCAGCAGAACCAATATAAATATTTTTGTTTTGAAGTAAATCATATTTTTCTAAGAATTTATTTTTTTCATCTAATTTATCAAAATCATTTCTAATATTATTAATAATAATATTAAGTATTTTAATATAAAAATATTTATCATATTTATTAATAGAACTACTAAAGTCTAATAAGAAATCCGAAAGGGCACCTAATATAGTATCAGTAGAGTTGTCGGGAGAAATATCATAATTATTAAATTCATCAAGTAATACTATATCGTCTTTAAATAAATTTTTAAAGGCTAAAATTAAATCAGAAACAGAAACAATATCTGAGTTAAGACTTTTTATAATATATTTAATATTATATATATTTTTAATAAGATCTTGTTCATCTAAGGTATATCCACCTAACATTACATTAGGTCCAATATGAACGCCAACCTTAATATTATTTTTAACATATGTAGTAATATCATCAGAATAATCATTCATAATATTATGTTCATATTCTAATAAAGATAAGTCAGATAAAGGTAAATCGTGTATAATATTATTTTGAAAAATAAGTGTATATACATTTTTTTTGAAATAATCATTATTAAAAAAATCAATATTAGAAATTTTATTTTTGGTGCTATCATTATATATATAGAAATTATCATTTTTATTTTTGTTAATAGCTATATAATGTCCGCTATTAATGGTACCAATATGACAAATAATACTTTTAAGATCCATAATAATATTTTTATATACAATAGAATTATCAGATAATTTAGTATCAATAGCGTTAATATTTAATCTAGTATTAATATCTAATAAATTAGTATTTTTAATAATAGTATCAATAGTAAAAGTCCATCTATTTAAAGAACATATAAAATAATTAATATTATGTATATCAAAAGCGCATTTTTTATGGATAGATTTATTTTTACATACAGGACATATAAATCCATCAATATGCTCGTTATTAGTATAATTTAAGTTAATACATTGATTAATATTATTAATATTAGGATAATCAATATGAATATTATGTGTAAGAATATTTTCAGTATGGAAATATTTAAAGTTACAATTACTACATGTATATTCTGAAACTAAAATATTATAAAAATGTTTTAATATACTATTTTCATTATTAGTTTTAATAGTATTAATAATAGTATTTAGATTAATATCATTATTAGTTTTAACAAAATCAGAAAAAATTTGAGTATCAATATTATCATAAATATTTTTAACAATTTTATTAGTAGTAATGGTGTCATCAATAATATTAAATAAATGATAAATAAAATCATTAGTATCATTCATATTATGAATATTCCAATCAATAGCATATTCTTTAAAATAATTTTCAAGTAATTTAATAAATGGTTTTAAATCACTTTTATTATCAATTAATAATAATTTAAGTTCTTGGATAATTTGATTTTTATCTTCATCATCAGTAGTATAATTAGACAAATCTTTTAAAAATAATTTACAATTTTTTAAAATTTGTAAGACTGATATAATGTAACAATAATTACCTTCATTATTAATAGTTCCTGAATTGTCTGTTTTATTAGTTTTTACATATGAAGTTTCATAAATATATTGTTTATAAAGTTCTTCATCATAATTAGATTGATATAAATTTTTTTTGTAATCAATATAAAGTTGATTTTTCTGGTCAATTAAATCATTAAAAATAGATAATAATGTTTTTTCGTCATTAATATTTAAGATAGAATTAGTATCTATATTTAGAATATTATTAGTTTCAATAAATTTAATAATATTATCTTTAAGTTCAGTTAATGTAGGATTGAGTTCAATATCTTTATATTGATATAAATTATAATCAATATCAACGTATTCTGTAATTTCTTTAGAAGTAGTATAAAATAGATTATAATATTCTTTTTTAAATTGTGTAATATTTTTTAAAATATTTCTACATATATTATCATTATTACTATTATTAGAAATATTAGTAATAAGATTATTAGATTCATAATGAGGCATACCAATAATAAACATATATTTATCATTAATTTGAAAATATTTATCTAGACAAATAATATTAATAAAATTATTTTTTTTAATATCAATATTAGTATCAATAAAATTTTTAGGTATAATAATGATTAAATTGTATAGTTTATTATAAGCAATATATAATATATCACTACTATATATAATTTTGCAGTTTTCAATAATTGAACCTTCATTTGGAAATAAAATATCGGCTTTATATATAATATTATATAAAATATCAGAAGTTAAATTAAACGAACCAGTGTTTCTATTGATAATACGAATACTATTTTTAATAATAAGACCATCAGAATTACATTTATTACTGAGTTTTTTATTAAGTTGTTTTGTAATATACTCATCTAATGTAATTTTAGTATTAATAGAAGAATATATATCTTTAATATTAATTAAAATATTATCATTATAAATAGATGTGATGTACATATATATATATAATTTAAATATAAAAATATTTGTAAAAAAATATTAATTAAAATTAATAAAAAATCTTTAAATAATATTAATCAATAATATCTTTAAATAATCTAGCAATATAAAATGCGATTAAACCGGATATAATAAATCTTATAATAGCGAAGGTAAAACGACCAATATATATATTATAATTATATAGAGTAATTTTATAATAATATATAGAATCGACAATAGTAAGACATTTAATATCTTGTTGTTTATTATTTTCTGTATTACAAACTAATATAATATCATCAAAAAAAGAGTCAATTAATCTAAGTATATTATTACCAATAACAAAACCAACAACAGTAACAGTAACTTTATTATCTTTAAGAAATTCTCTAAATTTAGAATATTCAAATGGATTAAGAGTATCATTTTCAATTTTAATAGAAGTAAAATTATCAGACATAATTTTATATTATATATATATAAATTATTTATTATTTATTTTAATTTTAATTTTGATATTATATGCTTTTTGAATTTTTTCACTAATTAATAATGTAGTATAATTAAGTAATTTTTTAAAAACTTTATTAATAGTAACTTCTGAAATATTACATAATAGTGAAATATCTTGTTTAGTAAGATTTAATTTACATAAATGTGAAATATAATAAATAATACCACAAGCAATAGAAGGTGGTGTATTTTCAGATATATCGTTTATTTTAGAGGTTTTTTTACTAATTAGGATCATAAGGTCACTATATTTTTTATCAATATTTAATATAGAACAATTTCTAGGTATAAAATGTTCTGGTTTAGTAATATTAAGTTTTTGTACTATGTTATTTTTAATATAATTATTTAATTCAATAAGTTTTTTTCTACTTTTAGTAATATGACTTTGATTAATATTAAATATAGTAGAAATTTCTTTTTGACTTCTAGAAACATTATTAATATTTAGAGAAGTCATAAGACATGTAGCAACTAAAGCATCTCTATTAATACCTCTAGAAATTTTAACATCTCTAATATCTTTATATATTTTTTTAGCATGTTCTATAATAATAGAATTAATATTATGATTAGAAGCAGTAATAGTTAATTCTTCAAATATTTTTAAAATAGCTCTATCATTATAATTACTAGTAATAAATTTATGTATAGTTCTTAATCTTTTAACTTCAGGACTATTACCTTTAGAACTAATCATAGTTCCACATGACATATTATATAATAAATTATTAGAAGAGCCACCACATCTAGTAGGGTCACTCATTTTAGTGTCTTCAGAACCATAAAATCTCCATTCAGCACTTTCAATAATATTAATACCATTACTTTCACCACATTCATTGCACCAATAATATCCATCAACTAATTTAAAATCAGTAGAAGTTTTACAATTAATACATTTTTGTTCTTTATTATTTGTAAAATCTATATTTTTATTAATATCTAATTTATTATTTATATCATTATTATTATTTATATCATCATTATCATTTAACATATCAAAAGATTTTTCAATAGAATCATATTCACTCCATAAATTATTTTTATCATTATTAGACATATAATTATATATAATGTAATATCAATTTTAAATTATTTATTTAATTATAATAATATAAAAAAAATTATTAAAATAATTATTTTAAATATTATATTAATAATATATGGATACAAAAATAGAAAATGTTAATAATATTTTAAGAGGTACATATGAAAATAATTTATTAAATGATATATTTTTTTCTGATGTAAATATAAATTTATTACAAAATCAAATAATAAAAAATGTAAAAGATAAAAAGAATTATATAATATCAAAACAATCAAAAAAAGATTTAATTGTAATAATGAGAAATGTATATTTAAATAATGCGAAACATAATTATAAAACAAAAGAAGAATTAAAAAAAGAAATAAAAAATTTAAATAAAGATAGTGTAAAACATTGTGTAGGAATAATAATAAAAAATATAGATAATTATATATTTTATTTAAATGATATTAATACACCAAATTATTTAAAAGAAATAAAACCTATAGATAAACCAATAGATTCAAGAGATTATAATACATTTGAATTTAATAAACCACCACATTAAGACTGAATGATAGTTTTCAGATCAGAACTTAATTTACCTAATTTTCTAGGTTCAGTAGTATATGAATAAACTAAACCAGATGCAGGAACATAAATAACTTCACTACCATCTTCTAATGTAATAATATTACCATTTTGATCTATTTCAATTTCACCATCAGAATTATCTGAATTAATTTCATTAATAACAGGTTTTTGATCGTTTACATTAATAATTTTTTTATTATGAATAGTTCCATAACTTTGTTTATATTTATGTCTTCTACAAAAAGGACAATTATCTTTTTTAGATCGTTTACATTGTTCCCCTTCAGCAGAAATAGCTTCACATCTAAATATTTGATCCGGAATTTTAAGTTCTCTTTTTTTTTTTGGTTTATATTCTTTTCTAACAGGAGTTAATAAATCATATTTTTCAGCTATTTCAACCCAATTAAGATTTTCTTCTTCACAAATTTTAGTAACAACAATAATAAGTTGTTCTTTAACACAATCATTAAATAAATGAATTATTTTTTCAGAATTAATATCCATATTATAAAATATATAAATATGGAATCAATTTTAAATATTTTAATATTTAAATAAGTTTTATATAAAAAAAAATATTATTATTAAGATAATATGAATAAAAGAATAATATCAGAACAATTAGATATTCAAGAAAAAGATATATTATTTGAATTTGAGCCAAATAAATATGATATAATATCAGATAATTATAATACATCATATTTAAATAATATTTTATTAAAAATAAATTTACCAGCAATATATTCAACATCTCAAAGACAATTTAAATGGGTAAAATATTTAGGATATAATATAATTGATAAAATTCAATGTAAAATATCATTTTTAGATTCGACTAATGTATCAGAAATAAATTTATATACATATTCTGAATGGTTATATATATGGTATGAAATTAATTTAAGTGAGTCGGAAAAAAATCTACATTATGAATTAATAGGACATGTTCCAGAATTATATGATCCAGCATTAAATAATAATAATATATATCCATCATCTCATTTACAAAAACAAAAATATAAATGGTTAATAACAGATAATAATTTAAATCAAGCTACAACAATAGTAAATGAGACAGATTTTAATTTTAATAAACCACCTTCTATAAATAGTAGAACATTATATATACCATTAAATTTTTCATTTTGTAATACAATTACAAATATGTTACCTATAAATAAGATAAAAAAAATAGATGTAATTATAAATTTAAAAGATTATAATAAATTATATACAGTATTATTACAACCAGAAGATTTTATTATAGATGATGGTTCAAATATGAATTTATCTGATACAAATTATAATAGTTCATTTGTATTACCATCTGATATACATTTTGTTAATAATAAAAGTACTATATTTTCTTCTGATAAACATTTATATGATAACTCAAGTAATATATCTTTGTTTGATACAATTATAAATGAATATAGAATAACACCATCAAAAACAGGTTTATCATCAATAAATAAATTTTTATTAAATTCTAATACATCTATAAATTCTTTATTAAGTACAAATTCAGATTTAAATATATTAGATTCATTAGAATCACAAATAAAATTTACAAAAAATAATTTTTATAATTTATGTAATCCATATATATTATTTTCAATATATATTGGTAAAAGATATACAAAAAATTATATAAAAATAAATGGACTTTTTAATGATGTTACATCTACAGAATTTAATCCTCAAATAATACCAAATTTAAATGATGATCTTAAAACAGGATATATAAATGATTATAATTTAAAATTAAATTTAAATAATAAAATGAATAATACGTCTGAATTATTTTTCTATTTTAAACATAATCAACGTAATAATAAAAATGATTGTTTAAATTTTACAAATTATGATTTTAATAACAATAAATTATGGAATAATAATATAAAAACAGCAAATAATAATGTAAATATTATTAGTAATTCAATATGGGATAATGTATATACTTTTAATGATGTAAAAATAGAAATGAATGAATTGGGTAGATTTGCTATAAAAAAGAAAGTAAAAGAAAAAAATACTATTAAATTTATAAATGTATTTGAATATCAAACTGAATATGAAAATAATGATAATGCTCTTCAATATAATGTAAATAGTTATAAATTTTATAATGAAAATATAATAAATAACTTTAATATTGAATTAGAAACAATGTCTAATAATAAATTAAGTTATACAACAGAAAAAGAATCATATGATTTTTATAATAAAGTAACTTTATATAATAATTATAAATCAACAGTTCCTGGATTATATTATTTAAATTTTTCACATAAACCTATTGAAAATATATCTAAAATATTAGTTAATAATCTTACTGGTAATTTATTAAATATAAATGACGATAATCTTTATAATATTTATTTATATATAATTGATAATAAAAAAATATTATTTACAGAAGTAGAACTTCCAAAAGAGTAAATATAAAATTTTTAATAATAGAATTATTATTAAAATAATATGTTATATATATTATATAATGAGTATTAAAACAGCAGCAAATGTAGGTTCTATTAGTTTATGGTGGCATTTAGGTGTTATAATAGTGTGTTACGCTTTAGTATTTTCATCTTTAGGAAATGAAACTGCTAAACCAGATGTAAAATCATGGGATGGTTTAAGTTATGATGATCCTCAACGTGATATAAAAATATTTTCATATGTATTTAGTATTTACTTAGGTATAGAAATGTGTGATATTCGTCCAAGAAATGGATTTGCATATATTGTAAGAAATATAATTTTAGCCTGTAGAATGTTATTTATTCTACATGTTGCTAAAAATGTATTCTATATGATTGCAGAAAATATAGAAAGACCAATTGATGTAAACGTAGGGGATGCAGTTGATGAATACATACAAAAACAACTGAATAAAGCACAAAATCGGCCTATAGAACCAAAAATTGCTAGTCGAGAGGAGGAATGGAAACACATAGGTAAAATATTAGGTGGTAAAAAATTAAAAAAATAATATTATTATTAATATAAATTAAAATATTTCTTTATTATAAAATTAATATGTGTATTTAATATATAACTATTATTATTAATATAAATTAAAATATTTCTTTATTATAAAATTAATATGTGTATTTAATATATAACTATTATTATT